CGCGGCTATAGTCGCCGGCGTGTCGCTGGCCCCAGCCAGATAAGCGTAATACGTCTTGCCCGCGAGAACCGAGACGATCTGATTTGGCGATGCGAGGCCGCCGAAGGTTATGAGGCTGTTGCCGGTCAGCGCCGCCGTGAACGTCGCGACATTGGCACTCGTCTGACGGCGCTGCGGCGCAAAGCGTGTGGTGCTTCGGCTCCAGCCGCGCATGCGCGTCACCGCAACCATAGAAACCCCAGCTCCGACCTGCGTCGTCACGTCATCTATCGATGGCGTTCCGACACCCAAGACCACGGGGATTGTGATTTGCGGGGCACCCGGACTGCCGATTGAGGGAGCGGTGCAGTTGGCTTGGCTGAGAGGCTGGTACGCTTGGCCGGGGAACAGGAACCCGGCGAGGGTAGAGACCATCGCCTGCTCAACATCGTCCGCCGTCGCCATCTCATCCTCCGGACTGCAAAGCTACGATGTTCCAAGCAGCGAAAAGAAGATCGGCGCTTTGCACGTTGTAAGTCTGCGTGGTGGTTCCGATATCTAGGATGATATCGCCGCGAAGAATTTCCGACGTAACGCTGACGGGAAGCATGATGTTCGCGCTCGGCAGGGGAACGTCTCCGGGCATTGCCAGCTCTGGCGTTGTGCGCCGCTCGGCACTCATGAGCCAGCCAGGGAAATCTTGCGCAAGGATCGTGGGATTCAGAAGAGATCCGAACCGGGCTTGCGGGCTTGGCGTGCTTCCGCCATCCCGCTGCACCGTCAAATTCGCGTTGCAGTAGACCAGCGATGGAGGAGACGGAAGGAACTCGGTGGCGATGAAATATGTTCCCTGCTGTCCTACCAGATAATCCCCCGGCTGCGTCAAGGTAGTATCATATGCGCCGAACCATATCGGCTTGTTGTTCTCCGGTGGAACCGTGCTTTTGAGAGATGCATCGGTTGTTATGTAGGCCGTTACGGTGCCGAGAAGATTGCCGTCCTGGATGGGAATGCCCGGCACTGTGCCGGGTCGATACCACGAATACGGAAAGCCCAGAGCGGCGGCGGCCTTGGCAAAGCCGTAATTCACCTTGTTGTTGATCGTGACGGCTGAAACCATCAGGAGCGCACCAGGGAACTGCCGCCCATAAGGCCGGGACCAGGGATTACGCCCAACGAAGCGCACATCCGGCGCCGCTTGTTGTTGAAAAGCGCAATCCGGTCATCGACTTCGTTCTTATTGTGGAACCACACAGATGCCGAGTCAGTGTCGAGGTTGACGCCCGCATTATCGATAGCCGCTTCCAAAGTCGCAAGCGTCGCTAGGGTAGCGCGAAGGGTCGTTTGGTTGGCCGGCAACATTTGAGAGCAGATGTAGTCGAGGGTAGGAAGCGCCGTGCCATCGAAGGTGTAACCGAATGCCTCCGTGGTCGCCGTGTATCCGGCGTAATACCGGATCGATGCCGTCTCTTCGTCTGTGAACGGTGCCGTCTGCCACGGCGCGGAGGCATACGGGTTCAGCGCCATGTCAGGGTTTCCAGCCGGCTGCGTTGTGCGCGGCAAGCGTGCTCGGGTTAATCATCAGCGTCTCGCCGCCCTTGCAAACGCGCACGAAGGCGACACCAGTCGATTCGTCTTGCTGCACCGCGGCTTTCGCAGAAGCCTCGGCCGAGCCAGCAGCCGCATTCTCGTCCACAATCGGCGCCGCTTTATCAGCCGCCAGCTTGTCCGCTGCCGCCTTCGTTTCAGAATCGGTCTTGTCGGGCATTTTCTTCGCTTTCCTCATAGTAAAAGCGGGCGGCGGAGAAACCCCGTCGCCCGCCTAGGATCAGCCCATCAGGGTCGCAACGTGGTTCGGCTTGATCACCGAAGCGCCCCACGCCAGGGAGATGTGGTAGACGAGCTGCTTGAACTGCCGGTACAGCGCGACTTCGAAGGTGAGACCGGACCACGGATCGGTGATCATCATCACGTCATCGGCCATATCCATCGCCGTCCCATCCGGGCCTACCGGCATGGCAGGAGCGCGGGCGACAAGGATGATCGCGGATTTCGAGAAGCCCATGTTCGGCGTATAGGTGCCGCCGACCGTCACCGCGTTGCCGGTGCCGATCGTCACTTCCGCGCCGGGGGCGCCGATCGTGATGGTGCCCGGCGCGGTGATGCCGGAGTTGACCACGTAAAAGTTGTTGCCATCGGCGGCGAACTGAATCACCGAGCCGGCGCCGACGTTTCCCGAGCCGCTTACGAGGGCGATCTGGTTCACGCCTGCCGCCGTGCTGCCGGAGGTGACATAGCCCGTGCCGCCGCCGGGCGTGACGGGCTGAACCGCCGCGCTGTTGTGCAGGTCGAACCCGATCAGGGGTTCGACCGAGATGTTGCCCGTGCGGCGGAACTCAGAGCCACCGGCACCGTTTTCGTTCGCTTTCAACAGGATCGTCTGATAGCCGCGCAGGTTGGCGACGGCAGCCGAGCCCAGAACGAGCTGGAGATCGCTCTGCGGAGCACCGTTGTCGTCGAGGATCTTGCGCAGCTTGGAGGCGGGCGTCATGTCGGTTGCCGACGAGAAGGGCGCCGTGCCCGCAGTGCCGGTGGCGCGCGAAGCACTTTGGTAGGCTGCCGTGAAGATCGTGCTTTCCACCGCATTCGCCAAAGCCCGGAAGCCCTGCGTGAAGCGGTCGCGCACGATCGTCGAATACGTGCCGGCGGTCAGAAGCCCCTGGGCCTCTTCACCGTTGAAGCGGACCGATGCGTACTGGCTATTGGTGATCAGGATCGAGGCGCTGCTCACCGTCGCATCACCATCGTTCGGCGCGGTCACTCCGGGCACGACGTTTTGCAACGTGGTGGGCTGGGTGACAGGCACCAGAATGCTCTGGTTGAGAGCGGCGCGGGTCGCCTGCGCATCGCGCGTCACGGCCGGAATGAACCCGACCAGCTCACGCGAAACGATATCTAAGGACTCGTAAAGGGTCGGCAAAAGGCCGGTTAACGTGTTTGCCACGGGGGATTCCTCTGATGGCGGTTATGGATGAATTGTTAGGTCAGCCGGCACCGCCAGCTTTGGTTCTGTGGTCAGTCAACGACCTTTATCGTCTTGATGACGGTGGCTTTCTCCATCGGAGAAAGGGCGTCGAACTGAGCGCGCGTCATGGTCTTCGCGCCCGGAGCCGCGCTTGATCCGCGAGCACCGGCACCGCTGGATGGCTCGAACAGATGCGTTGCGCTCTTCTGAAGATCCGCTATCCAGTCAGAGACTGTCAGCGGCTCGCCGCTGGCGCCGAAAATCGGCTTGTCGCCGTTCATGGCCATGGCTTTGCCGTCTTGCAGCTTGAAGACGCGCTGTCCGCGGAACAGAACGTCATCTACCGCAGCCGGCCGGACCCCGGCCTTCACGGCTTCAGTGCGAATAGCGCCGTCGATCATCGCTTCGCTAAGCCGGGCTTCGGCCGCCTCGCGGCGCTGCCGCTCCGCCACCGTCTCGGCCTGAAGGGTCTTGCGCATCGTCTCGACGCGCTCGTTCAGAAGCTCCTCGATCTTGCCTTCGTCGATCAGCTTCTTGCCGCGCTGCTTCTCCCGCTCGGCGAGCAGCTCGCGGGCTATGGCCGGATCAATGCCGTCGAACTTCTTGCTGATCTCGGCAATCTGCTGCTGAAGCGTGATGTTCGTATTGCGGAACTCGTCGACGCGATCCTTTGGCACCATGCCTTCGATCGGAAGATGGTACTTCCCATCTTTCTCGGTGTAAAACTCGCGCAGCGCCGCCGGCACCGCGTCGATGCTATCGACAACAGCCTTCAAAGCCATATTTCGATTTTCCAATGAAAAAACCCCGCCACTGGCAGGGTTCGGTGATGGTCAGATGATGCTCAGCGCCGCGCCGCGGCCACCTTGCTTTGGGCTATCAAGCCGCCCTTGCGGGATCGGGCTTCTTCGACGCTGGCTCTGCCGGCGTCTGTTGCCCCGGCATAATAGCCGGGGCGGGAGGCTTCGGAGGCCCATCCTTGCGGAGCTTGGCCGCCTCGGCCTCGATGTCCGTCTCCGGCGGCAACATTTCCGCTTGAGACAGACAGTATAGGAAAGCTTCGAGCGACATCATGCCGGCTTGATATGCCTGCACCATGCCCACGATCGTCTGCGGGTTAAGATCTTGGTCGATGAAGTCACGGTTGATCTTGACGGACACCGCACCGGCAACCGCGCCCGCCCAGACCGCAGCGAACTCCAGCGCAGCGGTCAGAGTCTCCTCCACAGACGAGACAACGCCCATCAGAAGCGAGTTTTCCCCCGCCGTCCTGATTTTCGCCGTTTCTGCCGCCTCGACGCCCTTCTTCGTGGCCGCAAACACCGCGGCACCCAGCATCGCCATCTGCGCTTCTTTCGAAGCGAGCGCGTTTTCCAGAGAGCCAAGACCCTGGCCGGTGAACTCAGCGTAGCCAGCCCGGCCCTGCGGATTGTTGATCTTAATCACCGCTCCCGAGCCGACACGGACAGGCTCATCGCCCGAAACTCCCGTGAGGTAGAGCGTCGGGAGCGCCGTGAAGTGCCGCCCATGCTCCAGATCGGCAGAAGTCCGGTAGTGCGACAGCGACGTATTCGCCAGACCCAGAAGTTGCGGCTTCGAGATGAGCGACGACTGGCCCATGCTGGAGAACCAGAACCACGGCATCTCCCTGATCGGCTGGCCCCGGATCGTCGGGACTGTCTGGCCGTAAACCTGCCAAGCCATCTCGCCCGATTGCGACCCCGCCACCGGCAGATACCGCCACAGCGTGACGGTGTAGAACCCGCCATCCATCGACAGGACGCGGATCTGGCTGATGGCTTCCTGCTTGAAAGGATCACCCCGCTTCAGTTCGTAGACAGTCTCCGTCAGAACCGCCCAATCATCGGCCCAATTGATCACGCTCTCAGCCGTGTAAATCGAGAGATATGGACGCTGATTCTTGTCGTCGAAGTCCACCAGCAGCAGACCGCGCGCCACAATCAGCGTCTCGGCCGTCTGCCGCTTGATAAACTCCGCCAATCCCGTGCCATCTGCCGTCGTGTGGACCAGAAGATGGTCCAGCTCGGGCGGAAGCTTGATCGTGTGAGGCTTGCGAGAGATTGCACCCACGAAACCATCAACCGTTCGGCCCATCGCCTCGTAATACATCGCCCGGCGCTGATACGCCTTGTATTCTTCGTCCGTCTGCGTCGGATCAACCTTCGGTAAATAACTCTGGCCGCGTGATTTTACCGCGTCTTCGCCGTTGTAACAGTCACGGCATCGAGACCAAGCAGTAAGGTTGGCGTCGTAGAGCGGATGCGTGCTGTTTACTGGCATCAGTACCCCAATTTCTGCACCGAGACCCCGTTTCCAAAGTCAGGACCCAGCAAAACAGCATACCCACCAGACACGGCATCGACCTGATCATCGTGCGCGCCCGCAGGAAACACCTCTAGTTCGTCTTTGAAAGCCCGATTCCAAGCGCCCTGGACCATCGCGACGTTCCCAGCCTCCATCTGAGAGGCTACAGGCATCGCCCGCGTTGCCTTGTTGCCCGAAGGCCGCTCAATGACCACGTTGTAGCCGTGCAACTGCCGGGTCAGATAGGAAACCTGCCAAACGCCCGCCTGCGCAGGGTCCTTCGGCAGAAATATCGTCACATCTTTGCCGTCCCGCTGAGCAGTCTCCACGATCAACCGCTCTATTTTGCCAGGGCCGCCGCGATCCCGAACCATGTCTTCTATCACCAGCGTCCTTTCGGGAACGAAAGTGTTGCCCTGGGCCATGCAAAGAAGCGCGCCAGCAGTATAGTCAGGATCCCGCGTGCCAATCTGTTCCGTCGCAGCCAAATCCCACGCCCGGATCCGACGCCCAGAAGGCGCCAAGGGAATCGTCCTCAGCTTACCGACATCGAACAGCGAGCCACCCTGCGGCCTCGGGTCCTGCTGATGCAAAGCAGCCCAGGAACGCTCACCGATCGACTTCCGCTTCTTCGCCAACTTCTCAGGCGTCTCGAACTCCGGCCACAAATACTCGCCAGGAGACCGACCCATCGGGTCATTCTCACCCGCAATCTGGGGCAACTTCAGAACAACCCACTCCTCCGGCTCGTCCTGCAAAAGACGGCCAGCAAGGTCATCCTCAACCCATCGGGTCTGAACCAAAACAATCCGAGAATCAGGTAGCTGCCGGTTCATTAAGTCCTCGCGGAACCACTGATAAACAGCAGTTCTCTGCGCCGGACTAAACGCCTCCGCGAAACTACCGAACGGATCGTCAATAATCGTCAGGTTCGAGCGGAAACCAGAAATGCGGGTTTCAACACCGACAAACAACTCCTGACAACCGTTCGTCGTGTACCACAACTCCTTGTTGTCGTTCTCCGGCTTGAACCCCAAAAGAGGCTCATGAGCCAAGCAATAATCCTGAACGCGCTTGGAAAACTTCGTCGCTAACTTCAATGAAGCCGAAGCCTGAATAATCGAGGAATTCGGATTGCGCATCATAAACCAAGGCGGGAACAACCCCGATGTATACGTGCTCTTCGCCGAACCAGGCGGCATCAAAACCATCAGACGCGATATCTCGCCGCTCGCAACACGCTCCAAATATGAAATTAACAAACGATGATGACGAGCAGGGAATTCACCCTTTCCCTCAAACCTCAACGCATACTCACACCACGGCAGGAAATTCTCCCTCGCCCGACGCCGAAGCAAAGCTAACTCCAGCAACTCCGCCTCAGTCGCCTTAACCACAAACCATCCCCAAAATTTGCTGCAAAATTTTCCGCGGTGATCCTCAACACCCGATCCGCCATAAGGCCCCGAACATGGCCCCGCAGAGGCTCAGATAGGCCCCCACCGCGCTTCGAACTCCGGATACACATCCCTACCCAGATGCCCAGAACCCAACCACAGACCCAAAATCCGGCCAATTTCCCATAAAATTTGCCGGGGTGTTTGCGGTAGGGGGGGCCGGCTCGGCGAAGGGGGGGGGTAACGCCCCAGTCTCGGCCAGGGCAGCGACACCCCCGACCCCAATCTCGCCGACCATCCGTGATGGTGCTGCACCACGATCATATAACTGATTGATTTTGCTGAGTGTCTAGTGCCTGTGTCAGGCACCAGCTACTCGGCGTATCCCTCAATCACAGGTCCGCTCACACCCGCTTTGCGAGCCAGCTCAATAAGCTCGGCGTCGCTCAGCTGCGAGAGGTCGCGCTCATCTCGCACCGTGGCATCGACCTGCACGCGATCGCTGTATTTGGGGTTGCGGATGGCCGCCCGACGCTCGAAATGCGCCCGACGCTCGCGTCCCTTGGCGATTTGCGCGTGCGTACCGTCCTCCGGGATAGCATCGATGGCCGCAAGCGCCTTGTCGAGCAGTGCATCCGCCGATTGGAGTCGCGCCTCACGCGCCTGCGCCTGTCTTGTAGGTACTGCTTGTAACCACTGCCAGACCGATGATGAGCTTACACCCAATCGGACTGCGATTGACGGTATCGACAGGTCGTCTGTTGCGATCCAGTCGATGATATCTTGCTCGGTGAGGCTGAGTTCGCGGAGTCGTCTAGAGACGATTAGTCTAGGGGTGTCTGTTGCTACAGTTGGCTGGAGATCTGGCATTGGCTGATGTCCCCCTAGTGTGGGTTGGGGATGGTTTGGTGTGGGTGGTTGGTTGCTGTGGGGATGAGATGAGTTGCTTGCTGCACTAGTTGGTGTGCGCGCGTAAAAACCCATTGGAGCGCTTTCTACCCTATCTTTTCGGCCGCCTGCAAG